GGAGGTTTAGGTTGCGCCCACATTGGAATTTGAGTAAATGTCATGTTAGCCATTGGCTTCTTGTTTGTTATCTGTACCTTAGTTGGTAAGAAGGCTGGCAAGGCTAATTTAGGAGCAATGCTTTGAATCTGTTTGACTGCTTCGCTTCCACCAATATCAATAGCAGATAAAAGCGCCTGTTCAATCTTTTTTTGGTTCGCAATCGTAATTGTGTTGAGAAGTCGATTCAAAGTTTCAGGGTCTATACGGCGAACTAAACGCTCTAAATCTTTTATACTAATTTTGTCCGTTGCTCGCTGAATAGCATCAAATAGCGTTCTTGCTAAAAGTTGTTCTTCAGCGGTTAGAGGAATACGGCGAGGTCGCTCCGCTTTCGCAAAGTGAATCATCTCTAACCAACTTCAGGAGTTTTCGGAGTCAATTCCTCGGGTGTCGGTGGAGCAACTGGCAATTCTTCTTCACCTGTTGTCGCTGGTTCGGCTGGAGGCATTGCGCCTTCAGGCATTGGTGGCATACCAAAATTTTGTCCATCATGTTCAGCAGGTGGCAGACCAGCAAGGTCGCGCAGATACTCTTCCAACTTAGGGTCAGGAACAATCGCGCCAGTTTGTACTAAGCCTCCGACAAATCCAGCAATCTCGTTCAAATCGACATGGCTTACTTCACCATAGGTCAGATAAGGAGCGCGAGAAATATCCATGCCATTGAGTTTGAGTAGGCGAGGAATAGCGTGTTGATTCATAACCTCAGCGATATTTTTAGCGATTGAATCAACTGCCATAGACCATAAATCCATCTTGGAAGTACCAAGGGCATAAGAGCCAACGCGGTCAGAGCCGAGAAGAATAAAGTCAGAAAGAATCGACATAGCAATTCTTTGGTCATAACGCTGGATAATTTTGTCTGTATCGAACTGGCGAGAACCACCTGAAGATAAAAGAACTAAATCAAAAACTTTGTGTCCTTGGTCGTCATACATTGATGGCATGACGATGCCTTCTTGTTCATTACGCTTGATTGAAGTAACAATATCTTTCATGGTGCTAAGAACTGAAGCCTGTTCAGCCGTTGCGTTGGATGATAAAAACTCAGGTGGAACATAAGCGACTGGTAAACCTGCTAAGTCGCGCTCAATTCCGATGGCTTCAATTTCCTCAATACGGCGCTTGAAATACCAAGAGCGATATGCGTTACGAAGGATTGAACGACCTTCAGGGTTATTCTTTTGGCTTGATGTACGAAATAGAAGAGCCTTCTCGATTGGAATGTGGTGAATACCGCCCGAAGATGGGTCTACCTGAATCATTCCTTGGATTCCGCCATCTTCATCCATCATCCAGCGGAATAAAGTCTCCTGAGCGCGGATTGGCATTTTGCGCCATCCAATTCGACCATCATTGAATTTTGATTTATGGCGTGGGTCTTTATTGTCACCATTGCGGACTTTGTAAACAATCTCATGATATGAATAACCAAAGATAAGCATTGAGAGCATCTGAGAAATAGTTGAATCCCAAGATTCGCTCATATCGTTCAAACAAGATTCAACGAACGCCGCGACTTCTTTATCTTCAGGAGTGATGTCTCCATCTTGCGAATTATCTGAATATGGGTCAATTCGCCATTCAAGACGGGTAATAACTTTTTCGATTGCGAATAACATCGAGCCGATGGTGGGGTCATTATCCGCCATCTCTCGGTAAATTTTGGCACCGCGTTGTCCGCGGAGATTGGTGAGAAATTCTTCGTAAACGGTACCGCCCGAGCGACGCAGACCAGTAGAGCCGAACTCCGACAAATCAGGCGTTGTATTTTCAGCCATCTAACCCTCTACTCTTTGGTTGCTAATCCTACGACGATTGCTATTGCCTGTTCTTGATTGAACCCTGCTTTTACCAACTCCGAAAATAATTCGTGGGTCTGAATAGCAAAAGCCCCGAGAACAGACACGACTCCCTCACGATTGGGCGAAAGGTTGTCATACACCTCACGATTATAGCGTTAGGTGAATTTTGCCTTTATTCTCCGTCTAAAACCAATTCAAAAGAATTGACTCGTTTAGTTGTAATTCCAAGAGCAGATTCTAAAGCCAAGTCTCTATCTCCAACTTGAGCGAAAAGGCGATTCTCTAACTCTCCGCCAATCGCATCGTAGCGACGGAAAAAAATGTTGTATGGCAAAGCATCTTGCTGGATGTTTAGTTCAATTTCGACATACTCTTTCGGAGCAATCTCTTTTGAAACAAACGGCTTACCGCTGGAATCAACGACAACTTTCGAGCCAACTAATTCTTTTGTGAAGAAATCAGTCCAAGCCATTTTCAACTCCTTTCGAGAGTTTTTCAACCCCAATAATACCCTATAAGGGTTAGAAAGGAAACGCTTCAGGAACCTCGGGTTCCTTCTTCCAAGTCGGAGCGCTCCATGGGTCTATCTCCATATCGCCCTCAGCATTACGGCGGACATCAACCACATTGACTATATGGCGTTTCAAATCAACGCCGACATTGAAAGCGGTCACGGTCATGCGACCCTTTTTCTCTCCCGTATTTTTATCGTCCCAAGATTCCCAAACTGCGGTGCCTTGGATGATTACGCCCATTCCCTTTTTTAGAGAATCGCAAACATTCTCCGCGAGTTTATTCCAGCACTTGATTGACCAAGGTGTGACATCTGTATTTTCCCAAGTCCCATCAGGTTTCTTTTGTGATTTAGAAGAAATGATTGTAAAAGTTGCCATTGCTTTACCGTTAGGAGTAAAGCGCAACTCAGGGTCATTGGCTAAGTTTCCTGCTATTGATATTGCTGTCATGCTATGTACCTCTCGTTAGTTATTGGTTTGGCGATTATGTTTAGTTTTTTTCTTAGATTGTCGCGTTCACTTGTAGATGTTCCACCCCAAATACCGACTACTCTGTAATGTAACGCATAGGTCAGACATTCTGTTTTCCAAAAGCATCCATTACAAATCTTCTTGGCTTGCTTGTTCTCCTCCGTTATCCCCTGACTGTCGGGAAAGAAAAATTCCGTCTCGATTCCCGAGCAACTCGCTCCCTCGAAATTCCATGGCATCAAAATCTTCATCAGGTTCCTCTCCAACAATTAGACGATTAGGGGAAGAGGCGTCTAACTTAGCGACTACGCGCCCATTACGCCATACTTTTCCGCCAACAATTCCGTCATAAGCATTGGACTTAGGCTGTACTAGAGATTCACACTTTTCCCAAAAGGGACACCTCGCACAATAATTCAATGCGGGTTGCGCTAAATCAAGATTGAATTGGTCGAAGAGCCAAGGGTCAGCATCTCGACATGGCGCTAACGCAGTAAATGAACCCATGTTGAAATTTTATCGCTTTATTTCTCAGAATCTTTGATTGTGTCTTTGCGTGTCGCCCAATCTCCATAGCGTTCACGAATCAATTTATCTAATAAATCTTTTCTCTCTTGTTCATTCATTGGTCGGTTTGTCTCTGAGTCCGACATCATCGTTATCCTCCCAAGTTCTAATCGCATGATGAACTAATCCAATATGACGCCAATCGGGATTTTGGTCATCAGCAAGAGTTAGCGTCCAGTAATCCTTATCGCCTTCTCCCATCCATTCTGATACAAGAACCCATCCCGTACAGATTGCTGGTTCAATAAAAGCGACGCGCCCGATTTCGGCGAGCGCGTCGTCAATTACTGAAGGCTTTTTATGCTCTTCTTGATTTCCCATTCGGGCAGGTTAGTACCAAAAATTTCTTTCCCAAAAGCGCCACGCCGTACATGGATTTGAGTAGCGACTTTCGATATAAATGAGACCGCGTTCAATCTGTGTCTCTACGGATAGGTCAGGGTTGAGTCCTAATATCTGTGGAATACCGCCAGCATGAAGTTTTTCTCCATCTTGATAAACGGCTTTTTTGTTATAGGCATCGGGACGCCAGTTTGATTCTTTAGTCCACAGCGATAGTAGGCATTGCCATTGAGTAGGCGTATCCCATCCATATTCGTATAAGCGCTTCTTTGCGAACTCTTGAGCCGCTTCAGGGGTGCGCTCCACCAAGACCGCTTTGATTACTGGAGTTTCGTCAGCGTTTGCTTTTGGGTCAGGCGGGATATGGAATGGATTGAGAATGATAATTCCAACGATAAGAATGATTGCTGGAATTGGTTGTCGAACTTTTTCATAGAATCGCATATTCCTCCGATGTTCGGAGCGGACACTTTGTTACCGATGGCTTCGGTACTTTCATGTTGTCAGTATCGGACTGACCCCGCTTTTGAAAATAAGGTGTTTTGCGAACCTTAGTTTTAGGGTACAGCATCAAGATGAATGAGTGTCAAGGATATTGGGCGCTCGGTGGCGGAGCAATACAGTCACGCTAGAGAGAGGACGGACGCGCAACAGCGCTACAACGCCACCGAACTTAGGGTACCCGCGTAAAGGATACCGCACACACATATCTTTGAAAGGTTGGAAAGTCAGATATGTGTGACGCCCCACGAACCTAAGAAGAGATTCGTGGAGCGCTTTGTTCAATCACCGACGGGTCTCATGTCCTCAACGGAAGAGAGTCGATGTCGGTGACTGAATTCTTAGTCCAACCTACTTCCAGCGTAAGCGCTGATTCCGTAACTTTCAAGAACCCTTGCGAACGCTCCAGCAAAAGCCTCTTTGCGAGTTATGCTCTGTCCGAATTCTCGAACCCAAATTTCATAACCGCCGTAATAACCTTTGCTTCCCGCATTGATGCTCTTTAGATAATTCACGAAGGCACCTCTCGCTGGAGAGATATTTACCCACGCAAACCCGCAAGCACCTTCAGCAACGAAATAGGTTTGCTTTTTGAAATCTATATCGTTACCAAGTGGAGTAGTTGGTTGCCCAACAATCATTGGAGTTGGGATTGCTTCATTGCCAGCCTTGATGCCAGCCTCATAAGCCTCTTTGTAAATGCGAGCGCACTCACGCTTACCAAGAGTCTTTTTCTTTTCGACCACTTGAGTCATGTGTCCTCCTCTCAAAGACAAGACCAGTATATCAAACTATGGTTGGGAATTCAACTTAGCCCTAAGCGTGTCTGATTCCAAGGCGAGCGCCTTCTCACGCTCGGCTCTTTTTATAGCCCTTAGCGAGCCTTGAGAGACCCGTACAGGCTTTTTCCTGCGTAGCCATGATGGGAGTATCACTAGAACCACTTTCCGCTCTCTATTGACCCCACAATGCCAAAAGCAAGGAGGATAAATAGTGCGAAGGCGATTCCCTCGGCGTTGTCAGCCCATCGACGCCCCTTGGGGGTCAATCGGACTCCCTTCTTGAGAAGATAGTTTTCAATCATTCCCAGTTCTTCATTCATGATGCCCTCTCTTTTCTGATTGGTCGAACTAACCCATACGCTTCAAAGGAGGCATCTACCTCACATTGAAAGCAATACGGTTTACCTTTGACAAAGGTAATTCTGAATTCACTTCCGCAACTAAAACACTTCATACAATCACCACCTCGAATTCGTTCCGTCCAGTAAACACGGCAAGAATTCTGCTCTTATTGATTCGCATTTCAAGCACCTTGCCATCTTTGCCAAAGCGTGTCGCAAACCATTCAGCCTTATCTCGCTTGAGAGTCCAAGAGATTCCGTTCTCGTTCAATCCCTTTTGGCATCCGCGATAAATCGTGACTCTATCTCCAAGACTATCGAGAGCCATCTGCTCATCCCAATCCATCAAATAATTTCGGTGCGCTCTGTCTGACTTGAAGAACTTTTTCCATTGAGCAAGATGCGCCCAACCGTTCTCGGTATCTGTCCATATCTGACCGAGCAAACTCCAATACTCTTTATCATCAAGCAACTGTTCTATTTGAGCGAAAGCCTCTAAGCGATATGGGCGCTCATGAAGCCAAACAAAAGATTTATAGTTTTTCTTTTCTAGCGCTTCTTTGACCAACTTCTTTTTTACTTCATATTGATAATTGGCTTGACCGCCTGAAAAGAATGGCACTTGATAAATCAATGGATGGCGCAACATGGCAAAAGAATCTTCTTCATAATATGGAAGAAGGTCAGGATGAAGTGGCTCATTCTGTCTCTGAATTGCCTCAAACAGTTTCGCGTAATCTTTTGGGTCTACTGCGAAATCAGGTTTTGTCATTAGTCCCTCCTCTTCTTAGCCTTATTCTCCAGTATTTTCAACTGTTGGTCAAATGACACGCCATGCTTCTCAGCAAGTGCTTGGCAGATGATGTCCGCCTTCTCTTTGGCTTCGATTCTCTCTCGCTTTTGTCTCTCGATTGATTCTTCGTCGTGAGGTGTTCCGTCGTAATACTCGGTGACAATCTCTCGATTGACTTGCCATTGAAGATTGAACCATTCGCTAACTGCGGTGCGCTCGGTCTTGATAACTTCGGTGTACTTGCCCCTCTTGAAGTAAAGGAACTCACCGCTGGCTGTTGGAGCGTTTGCTTTTTCCTTGGCAATTCGTTCTGCCTTTTTCGCATCGCGCTCTTCTTTGGCTTTAGCCTTGGCAATCTTGTCAGCGGTAACGATTCGGCTTGGGCGATTCAAGACTTCCGCTGGAGCGCTTGGGTAACAAATCGTACAAGCGTCTTGTCCAGCATCCTCGACGATTGTTTTCTCATCGTCATTGCTGTACTGAACCAACCATTGATAACGGGTAGTTGGGAAGCAAGTCGAGCAATCCATCGAACTATGAACATGACCGTTGCTGTTGATTACCAAGAACGCTCTTGTCCATGGGTCTTGGTCGTAGATTTCGTCTAACTTACAAATCTCAAAATAAACCTCGCGGATTTTTCCTGCGATAACCTGAATCTTGTTTTCGTACTTTGCGATTTCTTCAATTCTGTTTGGATAATGTTTTTCGTAAAACTCTTTTGTTTCCTTAGCGCTTTCTAATTCATTTCGTAAATTCCAGCGCTTGTCATAAAGAGCAGATAGTTCGGTATCAATCTTGACCGCGAACTCTTTTGTGACTGCCATCTTGACTCCTCTCGTATTTACAACCCCAGTTTAGCATGGATTGGCGAGAAGGTACAATTAGGGCTGTTTGAGTCTTTCGTGTCCTGCGTGACCCCGTTCAAAGGGTCGAAATTGCGTCTCATCCGAGTCCTGATTGTCTGTGTTCTTGTATTTTGGTGGAGTTTGCTCCCTATGTCCGATTCGGCGAGCGCTGACGGCACTTGGCAATCCGTCGTCAATGGGAATGTCTCGGGCGCTTCGATTCAATTCGATTATCGCGGTGGTAGCGCTACCTATCTGACGAATGTGACCGACGGTTCAACGGTAACGGTTTCAATCAATAACACAATCGCCAACTGTATTGGTAGTTGTACTCCGATTGCTGATAACTGGAGCGTTTCAATCAACGGACAAAGTTTTAGTGGTAATGCGATTGAGCAGACCAGCGTGAGCGCTGTTGCTTCGGGTCAAGTAACAATTTCGTTATCAGGAATCGATAACGGTTTTTGGGCTGGATGGTACGGACCAATCTTTACTATCTCGATTAGTTCCCCCGCTCCTCTCCCAACACCCACCCCCACCCATTCGCCAACGCCCGAGCCTTCTGTGTCTCCGACATCTGATACTCCGACTGTGACTGCTTCACCGACGGCAACTGTCGAACCGTCTCCTTCGCCCACTCCGACTGTTTCTCCTGAATCCTCGCCAAGTCCAAGTCTCGAGCCGTCACCGTCGCCTTCGCCCACCGTAACTCCGACTCCAACAAATTCATCCGCTCCATCACCCGAGCCGACTCCATCTCAATCGCCATCGCAACCCGAGCCTTCAAGTTCGCCGACCCCTGAATCAAGCCCACAGCCCACCCCATCAGAAAGCCCAACAGCAACAGCCAATCCGTCCAGTCCATCACAACCTCCTTCTAATAGTGTGAATGGTACGGCAAACGAAAATGAGTCTTTGAATCTAATTGCTCCGATTGGAAAGATTTTTACTAATGTTCTTTTTGCTAGTTATGGATTACCTGAAAATTTTGTAATCAATGCTCAATGTCATGCTGTCAATTCAATCCAAAAAGTTTCCGAGATTTTTCTTGGTCAAAATAATGCGGTCATTCAAGCGAGCAACGCAATCTTCGGTGACCCTTGCGGTGGAATCGTGAAGCGACTTCAAGTAATTCTTGAATATGGTGATGCTAGTCCTTCCACGGCTCCAACACCTCAAGTAACTCCTCAGCCCGAGCCAACTCCTGCGCCGTCGATAACTCCGACACCAACCCCGACACCTGAACCAACGGTGACTCCTTCACCAACACCGTCGGAACCAACTTCCACTCCTTCTCCTGAACCTCAACCAACATCGGAACCAACGGCTTCACCTTCTCCAAGCCCTCAACCTTCGCCAACTCCGACTCCTCAACCTGAACCGACCCCGCTACCTGAGCCGTCCACAACTGAACCCACACCTTTGCCATCGCCTACCCCAATTCCATCTCAGTCACCTGAGCCGATTCAAAGTCCCGAACCAACCCCTGCTCCGAGTCCAAGCGATAGCCCTTCGGCAGAGCCGACTCCCGAGCCGACTCCTGAACTTTCACCTGAGCCTTCTCCTGAACCTGAACCCACTCCCACTCCGTCCCCTGAACCTGAGCCAAGTCCAAGTCCTGAAGAGTCACCCTCTGCCGACCCTGAGCCAACGCCAATTCCTGAGCCTTCTCAAGAACCTGAGCCTCAACCCTCTGAAAGCCCAACGGAAACTGACCCGATAAATCAAACACCTGAACCACAACCGACATCTGAAGAATCTCCCTCTGAAATAATAAAAGACATCCTACAAGATGGAACTGTCACAGCCAAGGAAGTTGAATCACTTGTTGAATCTGCTAAAGCGGATGGAAAACTCGACGCTGAAGAGCGCGAGATAATTGCGACTGCGATTGTTGCTCAATTCGCTGATGCTATTGCTGTACCAGCCGAGGCACTCAAAGAAGCGGGTCTTGATTATGCCGACCTTCCAGCCGAGACTCCTGTTGATGTTCGAACCGATGAACATGGAAACCCTGTCATCATCACCGCTGAGGTTGCCGATGCTTTAGAACTTCTTGTATCGCCAGCCGAAATCTTGAACGCGATATTCGAATCACCCGCTCAACTTATTTTTGCTCTTGGAAATCTTGGTGCCGATATGTCACCTGAAGAAAGAGAAGAAGCGACCAAGACAATTATTGCCGCGACAATCGTTGGCAATATCGCAACAACTACAATGGCTTCCGTCGCTGTCGGCGGTGTCGGATATAGGAGACGAAATTGAAAAACTTTATCAATGACATGATTGGGCAACTTTGGACATTACTTGGAATGTTCGTTGCTTGGATTGTTTTGGATGGAACTGCGAAAGGAATCGTAGGTAACGCGATTCTATTTACCCTCGGCGTTTGGGCTTTGACTTACCCTCTTCGTCGGGAGAAGAAGGACGACTAAACTCTTCCGATTTAGCAAACGGACTGAACGCTCCATTGATTTCATCAAGAGTTAGTTTTCCATCATCGAGATATTCTCGAGCCAATCGTTCCGCCACGGATGCGACTGCCAGCAATCCAGCCATCGATAAAGCGACCCATGTTTCAACTCCCATGACCGCGCCAGCACCGAGGGTGCCGAGAGCGCCAACTGTAAAGACGGCAACCATGCGGGTCAAAATATCTTGAAGTTTTTTCACTCTCCAAGTCTAACCTACGCGCTTCTCCCAACTAATTTATCTAAATCGGGATAAGACTCAACTGCTTGTAATTGTTTCCTGATTTTCTCGGATTCTTTTTTCTGCGCTACCCAATCTTTTCTTGATTGTGGGCATCGGGCTTTGACTGCTCCGTTCTTTCCGACGACCTTGACACCTTTGAGGTGATAAGCGCCTTGAAGCGCATCGGCAGATTCTTGTCCAAGAAAGTGTCGAACTAAATCGAGCAGACATGATGCGAACTCCGCTCTGTGACCGTTGAGGTCTGTTAGATGGTGAGCGACCTCATGAAGAATCACATATCTTCCTCTAGCCCATCGAGGCAACTTGATTGCTCTTCGTCCTTGATAAAATGTGGCACAAGCCTTGCGACGACCTCGACCATCGAGGACAACAATCGGACGCTTGGCTTGGATGCCATATTTATCGATTACATATTTTCGAGCGATAATTTTATCGACGAACTTTTGACACTCTTTGAGTGAGAGTGCTTCGCCGTACTTGATGCCCGATAGTTCTTCGGCGGCGTAAAGCCGACCTGCTTGGTCTTTGACCTTTGGCATATTTCCTCCCTTTCATTACCCATTATATCAAACGGGGGTTTGGAAAGATTCCAAAAGTTGAGTCAGCGCCGCTCAACTCCGACCCGACACGCCACGATTTGACACAGGTTTCGAGCCTAATAACGATTCGCGTTACTAACCCCAGTTTGGTATACTGGAGTCGAGAGAGAGGAGGCGCCCCATGGAGAAATGCTCCAAGTGCGGTGTTGTCGTTGGGAAATTAGAAATGTTCCCTGAACAACTTTGCTTGGCTTGCTATGCGGTTGTTTTTGAAAAACAATTTCAGAGCGCCTTGAAGATTGCGAGGTTGAAGTAATGGCTCTTGATTACAAGAACTACAAGTACGGAAACAAGGTGTCGGCTGATAGCGATACTGTTGAAACTGCGATTCTTGAAGGAGTCGTCGTTCCTCAAGCGCCTGACGCTCACCAGTTAGAACACGCCGCGGAATGGTTAGCCCTTTACGCATCCGATGACAACATCGAGGTTGCTCAGAGTTTTGCGAATGTGATTGCCTTCTTGGAACTTACAGCGCAAAGCAAAAGAGGTCGTGCGGTCTTGGCTGAAGCCAAAAGAAGATACGCCAAAGAACACGGAATCAAAGTTTCCCAAGTTCGTGTAAAGAAGGATAACTAACCCCAGTTGTGGTATCCTTAGATTGTTCTTGAGAGGAGGACGAAATGAAAAAAGTAATCAAGGTCGAAGTCAGAGGCGCTCCTAATAACGCTAATGGCGTCCATTACTTCGAGGCTAATCAAAAAGAGTTAGCAAAGAGTTTCGCTGTTTCGGCTACGGCTTGGGGCGGCGGGCAATACAGAATCACTACCGTATTTGTTGAGGAGGCAACAAAGTGAAAGTAAAAGTCACTTGGAAAGCGTTCGGCAATAAGGTCGAACAAGGTAGATTCGTTTCGAGCGTTGAGTTCGACATCTACGACACAAACCCATCGCATGAGGTTCTTCTCAATGCGATTTACAAAGCAACTAATCTTCAAAGCGAACTAGCCGACTTCGGCGCGAGCGCTTTCGAAATCTATCTATGGAATGTCATCGAAGCGCGATTGGCTCCCGATAGAACTCACACATCACTTTCAATCGGTGACGAAATCGAAATCGACGGTCAGAGTTACACCTGCGCTGATTTTGGTTGGCTCAAGACTGAAAACGCTGACATCAAGTTCCTTCCGAGCGAATATGGTTTCGGCGCGGTTTATTCTGTTCAAGAAAAAGTGAATTCCTAACCCCAGTTATGTTATACTCAGATTGTCTTAGAGAGGAGACAAAATGAAGAACGAATATCAACAGCGAGTTTTTGATACTAAAGAACTCGTCAATCAAATCGGCTTGATGAATGTTCTTGCCATCTCAGGCGGGCGCGTTCATTCTGTCGTCAATGATGAAGGTGAGACCGTCGAGGTTCAACTTCCTGTCGGTCATGGCTACCGAGTAGCAATCACTCTTGGATTCATGGATACATGGATTGTGCGACGCGAGTTTGTCCGCAAAGGTGTAGTCAAAGTCAAGGGCGTTGTTGAAGATGTCTACTTCACAGAGGTAGGCGAAGTCGCTTACAAAGCAAGTTGCTATGTCAATGTTCCATTCGGAAAGGTGGATGCCTAATGGGGTTGTATAAAGCGCCACAATTCAAATTCAAATGTTCTGATTGTAACTATCACGCTACGGTCAAAGGACTGTGGGCAGTAATTACTCGATACCCCGACCATTCCGCTTATACATTTTTGTGTGCGTCCTGTGACATGAAAAAATCGACTAAGAGAGAAGAGGTAAACGCATGACTCAAGAATCAATATCATGGGGAGAATTAGCAGAACTTACTCATGCCACTCAGGTAGAGAAATTCAATTTCTGTACTTGTGAGGATAACGAGGGTAAAGAAAATCCCTACGCAGATTGCCCAACTCAAAAGCCTTATGACCGCGTAGGCGCGATTATCGCTTATGAATCAGGCGAACTAGATGAAGCGAAAACTATTGAACTTTTCCAGCATTTAGTCAATACTGGTTTGGCTTGGCAATTACAAGGTCATTATGGAAGAACTGCGAGCGCTCTAATCGAGGCTGGCGTAATTACTAAGGGGGAGAAATGACAACTGATACAAAACAAAAGTGCGTTAGTTGTGAAGAGGTTTTAGAAGATGGCGACCATACTTTCTCGAATGTGAAGGATGGCGTTCTCTGCTACGGATGCCAAGAAGATGATTTACAAAGCGCATCAAGTCTCGTATTGGTTCACGGTGGCGAAATCAATTCATGCCGAATCGGTAACTATGTAATCTACGACGATGACCTAGAGATTCCCGATTTCTTCAAAAATTTATGCGGTGAGAAAATTGATGTCCGCAAGTGGACTAAGACTGATGGTTGGCGTGGTCATGGCTCGACAATCGAGAACTTCAAGAATGTCAAGATTATCGCTCAAGGCTGGACAACTGGATGGGCTGACGAATCAACACAGCGCAAAGCCAAGTTCAATCAATTCTTGAACGCGATTGCTGAGGGTGAGTTCCCAACACCTTATCCGTTCTATGTCTTGACTGAGCAAACATCCAATGTCTTTTCACAAAGCGTAGATGTCTTTACAACTGAACACTACGAATCTCGAGTCATCGCATGGCTTGAAGAGATTGGATACCCACAATCAACTCTAAAGGAGTGGCTATCGTGAGTACGAATCTCTATTGTGGTGAATGTAAAACTGAATTGATTCAAGAAAAGTACACACTCAAATGTCCTAAGTGTGATTTGAGATAAATTGATAATTAGTATAAACTTAGGTTTATATTAGAGAGAGGAGAAATATATGGAACACGCAATACTCGTTCATTCGCCTGAGTATGCGAATTGGGTTTTTGACAAAACGCATCCAACTCAAGGGCGTAGATTTCTCCATGCTCGTAATCAGTTGTTGTTGGAAGCGCAAAAGCGCAGACTCAATGTTTGGGAGATAGAGCCTGAGCATTGCTCTACCGATGACCTTCATCTTGTTCACGATATGTCGTATGTATTCGATGTAGTTGTGCGAGGCGAATCTACGGAGTGGAACGGACAACGCCACGACCTAGGCGAACTAGCCAAGTTGTTTGTGAGCGGTACTTTGACTGCGCTCGATACTTTGATTGACAAGAAAACTTTGCTTGCCATCAATTTCGCTGGAGCCAAGCATCACGCGATGCGTGACTACTCAAGCGGATTCTGTGTCTTTGCCGATTTTGCTATCGCCGCGACTAAAGCAACCAACGAATACGAACACCGTGTTGCTATCTTTGATTGCGATGCTCACCATGGTGACGGTACCGAAATGCTCTTGCGCCGTAACAAGAATGTTCTGACTTACTCAGTTCATGAGTACGGGATTTTCCCAGGCACGGGTTTACTCAGCGATTGGAATAATCGCGCCTACAACTTCCCGCTTGCTTCAGGTTCAGGCGATGATGCTCTGATTAGCGCAACCGAGGGCTTCCTTGATGCGTGTGATGAATTTCAGCCAACTATGATTTTTGTTGCTTGCGGTGCTGACGGTCTAGCCGATGACCCGCTATCGAATCTCAAGTACACGCCCGAGGGATACTTCAACTCAATGCGCCTTATCCGTGAGCAATTCCCCGAGATGCCGATTCTGCTCGGCGGGGCTGGCGGTTACCTTCCTGATACGGGAACTCCCGAGGTGTGGAAGAACGCCTCGTTCGGACTTATGGCGCTTCCTACCGAGGTTGTGAAACCCTAAGAGTTACGATTGGGGCATGACCACAATCGTAGCCGTCCAGTATCGGGATAAGGTTCTATTCGGTGCTGAC